ATAACAAATGTCAGTGGCAATGCCGACCATAATCGTAATGTCTCGTTCTGAATAACCACAAATACGTGCAATCTCTATTAGAATGCGGAATGCGGCAAACATCACTTGAGCAGGCATACGCAAATCATACTTGGAATAGTCTCCAGCTAAAATGCGGTTGATTCCATATTTACGCATGTGCTCCGATAAATGTGCCCAATCAGGTCCTTGACAGTTCACTCCCACTGCACATTCTGACAATGCTGGAAATAACGATAATATCCTAGCAATAGGAAGAAAATACTTCCGTGTCAGCATCTGTAAAACAATAGGAGCTGCTTGAAACACTCGTACCTTGTCCTTAGACAATTTTGTTGGTTCGTCTTTCAGGCATGCTTTGAAAGCAGGATAGTACCGTTCGCCTCGAGCGTACATTTCCTCCGCTTTCTCGAACTCCTTCCAAAACATATCATCCAGTTCTGCGGGGCAATTAAATCCCTCAAACATCTCCGGATCCAAATACGTCAAATAAGCTCGCTTTGGGCCTGATAGTGGGTAACCAACAGATGTATTCGGTGGCATCTTGTCAACAAATTTCTTTCCATCAATGCCACAAACAGTTTCCATCCTCGTCAAGGGGCGTGTGTTCGTTCTCAAAGCATGGTATTCACTCAGCAATTTCTCGAATGGCTCTAAATAATCCTCGCATGCTCGTGCTAACAAGGATCCTTCAATACCATGAGATGGCTGACACGAATGTTCAAGAGAAGCATGCCATGGATCTCCCTTTCGGAATTTCGGGGCACCCCACTTATTGGGAACTCCACACACAGTCTCAACGTACTTGGAGATACATGAAGTAACTACATCGGAGTAGTACGTCACACGTCCCAAGCAGGTTCCAAAGACTTCAATATTAGGACACTTACCCTCTAAAATGGGTAGTCGCCGAAGTGGGGACTTCTCATGAATCTCATCTGACGTCATAAATTGAACACCATATTTCTCAGTTTCCATGGTACCTGCACTAGCCGAAACTAATACAGATGGGATGGACTGGAGCTTGGCAAGAGCGGTGTCTATCTGACTACGCAAAATAGTTCCACCGCATCCGCGTGGTGTGTCATCGATACCACCCAAATGGAATGCTGCAAAATAGGGGGACTTAGTTTCACTGATCAGTGGTGACATGCACATCCCAACACAAGTGTTGAAATTCAATGTGTAGTAACCACCGGGGAAGCTCATGTGTCCATTCGAAGCCTGCCCGTGCTTGATAGCAGTAGGTGAGGTTCGCACGATTCCATGATCGTCCTTCCAGATGAGTTCAGCTGCATTGTGTTTACCCACAGGCATCACGGTTGGGAAATAATCACGCAGATCTTTCCACGAACCTCCATTTGCAATCCAAACAAGAGAAGCATCCATACCCGGTATGTCCACTGAATGCTTGCGCGATACATAACTTTTAAAGTTACCACCAATCGACTTGCGATCGTGTCTAGTAAATTCGCACAACATTTCGTCTGCCATCCAGGCATGGTTGGGCATCAACATCACGTTCGAACAGATAAAGAAAGCGTCAGTTCCATAAAACTTGCCATTGACGGTTGTACTCATAAACGTTAGATTACGTTGAGTCATATCCTTCAAATCTGAATGGGTTGTTGTCTTGCTTTTATGAGATACAGGAACAGGACTTACAAATATGTTCGCCCAATTCATCTCTTCCTTGATCTTATCAGTTATGTCGTTCAAGTCCCTCTCTTCAATTTCTCTCTGAGAAGGGTGCATCATCCCCTGCGCACTAAAAGCTGATTTTGTGGTTCGAATACTTCGAGCCATCAAATAAGCAGTTGCTAACAATGCGCTTCCGGCAAGAACATATTTGATCTTAGAGGACATCTCGATACGATGGAGGCGTTCAGCTACAGTGGTGTCGCGAACTGCCTCGATCAACAAATTGTACTCTGTCAGCCATAAAAAGCCGTATGATGCACAAAATACAAAAACAACATACACACATGAAAGCAATTGGCGTGGAAGAAAAGCTCCAACTAACATTGCCCAGGTTAAGGCAAGAGTTATACCTAAATATCTCACATGCGTAGGAAAGAATCCGTACCACCAAGCATATATCCAACGAACGTAATGGCTCTCAAAATATCGAGCGGGTGTCCAATTGGCTATTGGTAACAGAATTGGATTAGAAAATTGCTCCAATCTGTCGAACACATCTGCGTAAGTGTAGCCCATCGAAAATGAGTTAACAAATTCGCGGGTTTTATTGCGGATATATTCCCCTGCTTGTCTGCTGTATTTCACAGGACGTTTCAAATCCTCTTCAAATCTCATCTCTGAAATCTGTGCAGCAGTAGGTGCATCCCAATGTGTGTTCTTACCTCTTCCAAAATTTGCTGCTGGCCGAACATTCTTCGCCGGTACATAGGGCGACTCAATGTATTTGACATCGTGCTCTTGGTCACCACACAAACAAATTGTTTTATGCGATTTGCAACCAGAGCAAAATGCGAGTTTTTGGGCCAAATTACTGTTGTTTTTCACAATACGTTTTTGTTCAGCAAAATGATGGGATGAATCCAAGTTAACAAATTTCATTACTGTATAAATGTCAACTGCATCCATCTGAACTCCGTTCCAAACTAATGTTTTCCAACCAATTGTGTCCGGCTTACCCTTTGTCGTATTAGGAACAGGATATGCTTTCTCCACCTTGAAATGCCATAAATCTGGAACATCGGGGATATCATCTTTACCGTAAAACTCTTCCACTTTTCGTGTGCAGAGCATATTATTCTCTGCAAATTGGGGCTTCACGGTAGCGGTCAAAATAATATTCGCACGCCTAGCGATAGATACTGGCTCATTAGAATAGGTATGAGCACAAAAATCTTTCACATTGGTAGTACAGACGACAACCTTTGGTTGAATAGAGACTTTACCTTTCAGTTCAGCCTCAGCCATATTGGCGTACATCTTCACATTATTGACCAGTTCCAAGATTCGCACAGTGGGAGCGGTTTCCACGAATTCGGCTTTTGTATTTCCGACATCGTCCAAGAAAACTCCCATAATTGATGACTTATAGTTCGACATGTACTTGTCATGTTCATTCAAAACTATCATAGATTCATCATCTGCGCGAAATCCATTGTATACCAAACTACTCACCATCAATAGGGGACCAATGGTGGACTTTCCAACACTTGATTTTCCATAGATACCAATACAGTATGGCTTCTCTCGAATGCCACCCGACTGTCGGTACTGTTGGAAAGTGCTGTGTAAGTCTTGTAGTTTAATGAGACGGTCTTGCAATTGTTTCTTAATCAGAGCACTCTTCAC